ACCAGCCAATCCTCGAAGGCGGGGATGGCCATGGCCTTCACGTCCGCGGTGATCTCCACGGTCTTGATGAGCTTGTAGGCGCCCAGGGAAACGGGAGCCAGCGTGTCGGCGCCGTCGGTGGCAGCGGTGCCCATGGCAACCACAGCCGCAGCGTTGATCGTGCCTTCCACGGGCAGGATCACGTTGCCAGGGATGTGCATCACGTCGATGGCGTTCAGGATGGGATAGAGCTCCATCTTGCCCCAGATCTTGTTCGCGGTCTCGGTGGGGATCGCGGCGGACGCCACGACAGCGGTGCGCTCTTCAGCGGTCAGTTCCTTGCCCTGCAGGTTCTTAAGGAAAGCCTCCCGGTATTCGGGAGAATTTACAGCGAAACGATTTTCCATGTTCTTTTCCTCCTCAATGATTTTCTTGCCGTCCATCTTGGCGGCTTCTTTGGCTTTCCGCGCCTCTTCAGCAGCGGCTTTCTTGCGGGCTTCGATCTCGGCCTTGATGGCTTCCATCTCCTGCACCCGCTCTTCCAGTTCGTCTGTGGTCAGCGCATCGCGCTTCTCCTCCGCAGTTTCGGCTTTCAGCTCTTCCAGGCGAGCCTGGAGCTGTTCGCCGTTCAGTTCGGACAGGTTCATTCGTCACTGCCCTCCTTTGTCAGTTTTTCCAGCCGTTCCAGCAGCGCCGTCCGGCGTTCCTGTTCAGCCTGTGCAGCCCGTTCCTCCGCCAGCTTCGCTTTTGCACTCTCCAGTGAGGCCCGCACGCTGTCCAGCGTCTGGCCTTCGGAAGCTGCCTGGATGTCGGTCTGCTCGTATGCCGGGAAGGCAACCGCGCTCACCTCGTACACCTTGCGGATGCTCATGATCGTCCGCTTGGGGTAGTCCGTGTCTGTGTCCTCCCAGATATCCTTATCCGTGTCCACCATGAACATGAAGCTCATGCCGCTCATGTCGCCACGCTGGACAGCGGAATAAAGGGCCCTCGCTTCCGCGTTGTTCTCGGTGTCGAGATCTACGCGGATCTCCATGCCCCGGTCAGTTACGACCATCTGCATGGTGCTGTTTTCGTTGTTGTTCCTCGACCTGGCCAGCGGGATCATGCTTGTGTTGTGGCCGATCAGGAACCGGACGTCCTTCAGATCTGCCCCGGCCAGCGCCTGGTGGTCAATGCGCTCCTGGTACCAGCCCATGTCCGTGTCCTGGTCGAACACGATCGGCGTGCCGGTTATATAGGTGCCGTGCTGTTCGTTCTTTTCAGCGCGGACTTCAAAGTTGAAAGCCCTGCATTCTTTATTCATCCTGGTTCCCTCCATCCTGGTCGTCGTCCTTGACGTTCTTGTACTCACCGCGAATCGGTGTATATGCGCCCGCGCCGTCAGGCAGCGGTTCGTAGTTGAACAGCTCGCGGATCTCATCGATAGTCAGCACGCCCCGGTCTCCAAGCTGCTGGGCCATACTTATTTTTGAGCCGATGTTCATGTACTGCAGCCTGTTGGCTGTGAACGTGATCGCGTTCCCGCCGTTCCTTTCGCGCTCCGTGAACACCATCCGGGTCAGTGCGTCGGACAGCTTGATTGCAAATGGTTCAATGGCCCCATTGAAAAAGGCGTCCAGCTCATCGCCGGTCGCCTCATTCCTTAGCACCTTTTCGCTGACTCCGAAGTAGTCGCAGACGTTTTCCTTGATCTGGGCCATCTGCTGCGGATCCACTGACACCTGTTTCTGGCTCAGCTCCTTGATGTTCGTCATCTGGTTGCCGAACAACAGGAGCCCGCCACCTCCGGCCTGGAAGTTGTTCCGGTCAAAGCGTTCCCGCTCTTTCCGGAGATCTTCGTCAAACGCTTTGCCAGTCAATTGCGCCATAAAGCGATATGTGGCCGCATTCTTGACGCCTTCCACAATGCCCTGGTTGACCATATTGACAAGTTCCATGGTGGGCTGCAGTGCGCTGTTCTTTTCGCCGAAAAAGTCATCCTTCAACTGATGCTTCGTTACGATCGCACAGCGCCGGAGCGGTATGCTTCGCTTTTCTCCGCCCACAAAGGTGTACTTCAGATAGGGCTCACTGCCCCGCTGCACAACCTCGCAGGTGCTCGGAAGCACCGGGAAGAAACCGGCGACCTCTCCCATGTCGTCCAGCAGCGGCACGATAAACAGATTGTTCTGTACGTCGTAGATATTGCTGCACCTTTCGAGAAACTGAGGCCACGTATACCATGGGTTCGGCTCGGTCTTCGTAGCTGTCCACAGCTTCATCCGGGCCGTGCCCTGCATCTGGTACTTTAGCTTCCCTACGTGCCGGGCTTTGGCGTCAACCGCCGCCCTCACCAGTTCGCTCTCGTAGATCTGGCCGCCCCAGCTGCGAAAAACCGGCTGGTATGCCGTCAGCGTCTGGAAAACGCTCTCCGCCGGTTCGGACTTCGGCCTGCTGCCAAAGATCCGCTCAATAAGTCCCATTTTCTTCACCTCTCATTGCTCAGCTGAGCAGCCATTTCCTCATAATAGTTATGCCGCATACAGATTGCGTCGCTTAACGCAGCCATCCCGTCGATATGTTGCTTTGCGCTTATCTTCACCAGCCGACGCCGGTTGGTTCCGTCTTCCAGCTTCAGCGCCGAGTCCAACATGTGGACCTTCATCAGGTCGTTGTCCGACATACACCGGAGCCGGCCGTCCTTGATCATGCCCTCCATGTCGATCAGCACGCCGGTCAGGTTGCTCCCCTGGCTGACGCTCTCCATGCTGAAACCGTCGGCCTCCATGTCTTGCACCAGGTAAGCGGCACTGTACCTGTCGTATCCCACCTTGAGGGGCAGGATTTCGTATTCCCGCTCCAGCTTTCGGAACCACTCATGCACGTCGTGGTAGTCCACCGTGTTCTCTCCGGAGATGGTCAGCAGGCCCCTTTCAGCGTAGATGCGATACGGGAGGCCGTCGCGTTGAGTCGCCTCCTCGACCATGCCAGCAGGCATGAAAAACTGCGTCTCAAACCAACTGACGCCGTCCTTCTCGATCACGATCACGGCGGCCGTCAGGTCGACAGCCAGGGAAAGGTCGATGCCACCCAACGCGTAGGTGTGCCGGAAGTCCTCAAAGGCCAGATTGTTTCCGAAGCACTTAGCAATGTCCCGACTGTTCAGCCATGCCTGGCTGCTGCTCTGCTTGATGCAGGCCATCTTGGTCAGGAACTCGGCCTTGTTTGCTAAGCTCTCCTCCGCCTTGGCAATCTCATCCAAAATGTAGCTGGCGGAGACGCTCACACCCAGGTTCGGGATGCTCTTCTGCAGTTCGCTAAGGTCGTTCCACTTGTCCAGGTTGTCGATCTGGTAAAGAAAAGGCAGCAGACGCTTCTCGCGACTGTTGCCATGTAGGAATGACGTAGCTCTCCGAAAGAGTTCGTCATAGATACCATCGTTAATGTAGTTGGCCGTTGTGATCGACAGGATCAGCGGCTGCTCACGGGCGCCCAGCGCGGAGGTCATGACCCCGTACTGTTTGATTCCCTGATCTCCGACCCAGGCGGCGATCTCGTCGCAGACCGTCAGATGAGGGTTGAAGCCGTCGCTCTTCTTCTCGCTGAAAGGCACTTTTTTGATGGACGTGTTCGTGCTCGCAATGTAGATGTCCATCTTCCGCTTCTTCGTGATCTTCATCAGATCCGGCTCCGCACTGATGGACTGCCAGAAATCATTGAACACGATGTCCGCTTGTTCCAGCTTCGGTGCAAGGAAGTAACAGTCTGCGCCGCGCTCGCCGTCCGCGTAAGCCATGTACTCCGCGATCCCGGAGGCCAGGAGGCTTTTCCCGTTCTTCCGGCCCATCACCACGAACACCTCGCGGTATACCCGGATGCCGTTTTCATCCACCAGTCCGAAGATGCAGCTGATCAGTGCCTTCTGCCACATCTCCAGCTTTACCAGCCTGGGGGACAGTTTGCCCTTCGAGTGGTGGCAGAATTTCTCGAAAAAGCGGATGGCCCGGTTCGCCTTCTTCTGATCGAAGAAGTAAGCCTTTTCCTCCAGATCGGAGACGATCCGCTCATATAGCAAACGGATCCAATGACCAACAGTCACGGACCCGTCTTCTATCGCCTGGTAATATTTAAGTATCCAGTTCTCCGCAGCGGGTTTATTCATTCAGGAACTCACCCAGCTTATCCCCTGCCGGCGCTTCAGCCCCCAGGCGCTGGATGATGTCCAGCATTACGCCCAGCGTCTTGTTCGCCGTGTCGTTGTATTTCGGCAGCTGCGCCACAAGCGGGTTGGTCTCGATCTTCTCCTGTCCCATCGAGCCAACGGTCTTCATAATAAGGTTTCCGGCGACCGCTTCCTGCATCTCCTGGATGATTTTTATCTGTCCAGCGTACCGGTCAGCAGCGGAGACAAACAAAACATTATCCCTGACTCCGTACTGTTCCGCCAGATCCATGATCTCATCGAAACTCAGCTTTTTCTTTGCCATCTCCGCCCCTCCTTCCGAAAAAAACTGATCTTTTACTTATAGAGCGAAATTCGTGACCCTCGCCCAGAGTGTGGCCCCTCTCCACGTTCTGGCGAACAAGGGGGGATTACAGTGCAATGTGCCCTGCTTCGTCAGCCCTCCACCTTGTGTCGGTATGCTCTTCCATGTGGCACTGTTTACACAACAGCTCAAGGTTGTCCCAGTTAAGTGATATTTGAGGATCAGCCAGGTTCTCTGGTGTCAGCCTGATCTTGTGGTGCACCTCGTCTCCCGGAACAATCAAGCCTTTTGCCAGGCATCGCTCGCACAGCCCATTCTTTTCCACCCTATAGCCATCCCTGCATTTCTGCCATGCGAACGAATTGTAAAAACGTCTCGCAAATGAATGCACAGCGGACCCTCCTCGCCGTTATGCTGTGCGACCCGCACGGTGGGCGGAGATGTACCCGCCGGCTCCCACTCAATGGTGGACGAATAAGAAGAGCACCCGGTCATGTCCTCCCCGGGTGCTACTTTGCACACTATCATTATACGCATCAGTTTACTGAAATTCACTGAAAAAGTTATTTGCTCACGACATCCGGGAACTTGCGGACAAGCTGGTCCTCTGCTCTACTCAAATAGTAGTAGACCGACCTGTCCGTCCGGTGTATCGCCTCCGCAATGTCCTCCGGGCTGAACCCTTTGATGTACCGGAGCCGCATCACGGCGCGGTCGTCTGCGTTCTCCAGCGCATTGATAAGCGGATTCAGTACCGCTTGCGCCTCTGTGATCTCGTCCACGATCTCCCTGTAAGCGTCCCGGAGCTCCACGATCCTGATCGCGCCGTCCTGCACCTGGTCGTGTTGTGCCCCGCCTCTGGGCATTCCTGTCAGCGTGGTCGTGATCTTTGTAGCCCTGGCTTCTTCCTGCTCGATCCTCCACTGAACCTTGACCGTCTGCCTCAGCAGCTGCCTCATCCTGTATAGATTGACCATCTGTGTCCTCCTTCTCTGATTGATGCACCGGGCCGGAGTTGAACCGGCCGGCAGCGGGTTTTCCTCCGGCGCGGAAACGGGGAGCGATTCCGTCCTTTCTTTCATCCGTGCCTTCAGCACTGCCCCGCCCGGCGGCGCTTGTCTCCGGATAGCCGGTCACGGCCAGGCCTTAATCCAGAGGAAGCTGTCATTGTCTTGCGGTCAGCTCGTGCACCGTCCGCTGCATTGCCCGGAGCGAGGCTTCCAGCTCCTCGATCAGCAACAACGCATTAAACATCAAATCATTTTCGCACCCATTCCTGGCGAAGTCCCCGGAGCGGTACGGGCACCCGCTGCAGCTGTCGATGTCATGGTATACAGAGCAGTGCCGGAGGCCCTCTTTTGTGTCCTCGTGGTTCATTCCCACTTCACCGCCTGTCCACAGAATCCGCACCAATGCGGGTACACTTCGCTGTTTAGTCCCTCGCCACAGTTCGGGCAATCTCCGTATTTGATTCCTGTAGAGGCACTTTTCCCGCTGATTTTAACGGGTACAGGTTCCTGTTCTCTTAATAGGGAAATAGCATTGTCGCACGCATCCATTGCCCTGCATTTTCTACTGCCTGTTCCTGGGCCTATATTTATTAATCTTTTCGCAGCTTCCAACCCATTGATGGCAAATTTTATGTCGATCACCCGAAAGCCTCCTCTCCGTCCTCCGGCACCGGTTCCAGGAAGAACCATGCACCGTCGCCCATGTACAGCTCTTCGATCGCCCGGTCTATTGATGTCCGCATGACCTCCAGCTCCTGCCGGATCTCGACCAACCGCAGCCCGATCATCGCCAGCGCCAGGCATACCACCAGCGCAACGGCCAGCTGCAGCAGCGTCATCTTCTTCATCTACAGTCCCTCCCTTTTCGCGTATTCTATCGATTCCTCCGCCGCTTCCCGGAACTCCCCTGCCTCAAATGCCGCCCGGAACCGGTCAACGTCTGCCTGTGTCCTGGCTTCGTAGTGGTTGATCACCATCCGGCACCGGATGCAGTAGAGCCCCTTCAGGTGCCCGGACTCCCTCCGGCGCTTCCGCCAGATCGGCAGACCCTCCTGCCCGCAATTGATGCAGAAGAAGCGGCTGGCGGTAAGCTGTCGTCTACTCCCGGCCATTGTCGTCATCCTCTCCGGGAATATTAGGTAATGGCATCCACCAGATGATGTTGTTGCACCCGCCGCTGGTGATCCATCCGTTGTCAAAGGGCCGGCCCTCCCAGTGTGTGCCGAAGCACAGCGACCGGACGCCGGCTTTTGTCTCTTTCACGCAGAGCACCTGCACACCGTTCTCCGGCGGGTCCATCAGTGCATCGTGCCAGACTCCGTTTTTAATGCTCACGGTGTAGCCTCCTTCAAACTGTTGATGTGCCTCCTGATCTCCCTGCAGATCTTGTAATTTCCGCAAGTGACAGTGACGTCATTTACAAGACATTTTTCATCCCCGAACATCTTC